TGATACCTTTGATATAGCTAACGATTCCACCCATTTGTTTTCTCCTTAATATGCGAAATAGAATGTATCGAGCGAGTTGCGAACACCAGCAGTTGACGACGCTGGGCTAATTGACCCACCTCCGCCACCACCGCCATTGTTCACGACAGTGCTACTCATAATATTCCCTTGTTGCTTTTGATCCTTCTCAGCTTCCTTCATTTCTTTCTTTTCGGAAGCTGCTTTGGTCTGAGCAACGAGATCGTTTGACTGTTTTGATACAGGTGGCTTTGCTTGCTGTGCAGGTTGCTTTGGCTGTTCAGTAACTTTCTTTTCAGGAGTGGCTTGCTTATCATCTCCGCCACCGAATAGCTTATATGCTCCGTAGCCAATGCCGCCGACAACTGCCGCAGCGCCAAGACCAGCAAGGATTTCAGGAGCAGCAGCCAAGGCAGAAGCTCCCATACCTATTCCCTCTGCGGCTCCAGCTAGCCCTGCAACTCCCTCTGCAGCCCCAGCCAGACCTGCGGCACCTTCAGCTAGCCCTGCAGCTCCCTCTGCAGCCCCAGCCAGACCTGCGGCACCTTCAGCTGCGCCAGCTGCACCCTCGGCAGCGCCAACTGCTTCACCAGCCGCACCTTCAGCTGCAGCTGGGTTTGGAGTTTCGATAGGCTTACCCTTCTTTGAGAATTTTTCTTTCAGCTTATCGAAGAGTTTGGATTTACCCTTTGACTTGTTTTCTTCTGGCTGAGCCTCAGCATCCTCAGGAGTTTCTTCTGGCTCTTCAGCTTCTTTCTTCTTGCCGAATGGGTTTGGAAGATATTTGAGCATACGCAGCATTGGCATATCTTCAGCCATTCTACTACCAATTGCTGAACCGAGATCTTGACCGAGATCGCTTTCAGAAAATCTCTTTAGCAGACCCTTCTTCTTTGGAGCTGCTTCTTCTTGCTTTTCTTCTTCCTGTTCTCTCAGCTCTTCCTCAATTTCCTTTTTGGATAGAACCTTGCCGTCTTTGCGGTAGGAGAAATCTTTTTCTGAAGCAGGAGCGATGCCCTTCTTCTTCAGCTTCTCAATTTCTTCAGGAGTTAGCTCGCTGAGTTTCTTATCAGCAGTGAAGCCTTGTTTTTCCTTTTCTTTTTTGGCATCTTCTTTCTTCTGCTCTTCTTCTACTTTTTCAGCATCTTTTTTCTTAGCCTCATCATCTTCAGCTTTATCTTCTTGTTTTTTCTTTTCGGTCTCGTCTTTTTCTTTCGCTGGCTTTTCTGCCTTGGTTCCCAGCAAGAAGTTTAGAATTGACTTCAGCGTTTCATCAATTGAAGTAAACAGACCCATTGAGCTTGACGATTCTTTGCCAACACCAGTCGCGTCATCTTTTTCAGTTTTTGGTTCTGACCATCTCTTAAGATAAGAAGGCGATTGTTTGTCAATTTGATTCTTGAATGCGTCAGAAAACGAAGAGAAGAAAGTTGGCTGCTCACCATTCTTCTTTTTCTTTCCGTTGGAAGTTATCTCGGAAATTGGTCTTGCTGGCTCAGGAACAGCTTGTTTTGCAGGCTTGGAAGGCTCTGGCTTTTCCTTTGCATTCTTAACTTTTTCTTCTTCAGCAGTTTCTGGAGAAGGAAGGGCAGATTCCCTTTCGTTTTCTCCTTCAGTGTTACGAATTTCTTCATCTTCTCGCTGCTCGTCTTCATCAGTGTCTCTTTGAGCTTGTGTTGGCTCTTGATTCTTTTCAGTTTGGTCTCTGCCTTCAGAGGTAGTTGTCTTAGTGCCAACGAATGCAGTTTTTTCTGCGCCTTGATCTTGGTCGGCCATTTTCTCGAAAATACCATCGAGCATGATGGAAGTGACATTGCTGGCTTCCTTTTTGCCAGACATCCACTTTTGTTTCTTTTCGTCGTAGGTGTATGTTTCACCACCGATATTGACTGGCTCTCTTTTGATACCCACTGCTTTTCCTTAGTTCTTGGCTAATTCATCCTGTATCATTTTCTGTAATAGTCCAACGTAGATGTCTCTTTCAAACGGGAACATCGACTCTATTTCATTAATTGAATATTTATGGTGCTGAGCCAAATTGAATATCAGATAATAGTAATTCAAAAGGCTAGTATGACTCAGCCCTATTGAAAAAAATCGCGATAACCCTCCAGCTTGATAAGTCTATTGTTGCCCTTCTCGTTTACGTACTTAATGTCGTATGTGAGTTTTGGCATCTTGTCAAGGAAATCGTTAACGATTTCTTCATATTGCTTCGAATTCAGATTATTTATGAATTCAACCTTTTCCTCCTGAGAGAAGTCAGCTCCAATATAAGTTTCTTCACCATCAACAATAACGTCAATACAAGCCGCAACCATCTCGATAGCTGAGTCAACATTTGTTACATTGAGCTTGTTGATAGTTAATAGAGTTTCAAGAGTAGGAAAGTTTAGAGAAATAGCAATCTTATCGCTGATCTGGAATGACTTCTTTTGTTCAGGATTAAAAGCAGGAACGATGGTGTCCAAATCGACATCAAAATCGCGAACAATGCCATCCTCTTTGTCTCTATAACGCAGATTCGAAACGTTATTGACCGATCGTGCTCTCAGCTGAAGGAAGAAATACTCAACATCAAACAACGGAAGGGTGCTTACGTTAATATCCGAAATGCAGCAATTCTGAAGAACCTGACCGAGTGCGTTAATAACTTCTCGTTCTTCTCCACTTTCTTCAGCGATAAGGAAGATCTTTTCTTCTCTCACTGTAAACTGTCTGAACCTGACAGGATTCGCCACGGAAAGCAGTTTAATTTCAAATGTTGGCATATCCAACACTGGTAACTTAGCCATAGTTTAATTCCCTCGCTTTAAGTAATTTTTGGTGGCACTCCAGGAACATATGGTGGAATATTTCCTGGGTTATTCACTGGGGTTGTTTCGTTTTGTAATTGTCCAGTAATTGGAGCTGGTGTCTGTCTAGGAGTTGCGTCCTGAACACCAGAGACAGCTCCAACAGTTTCTGTATAGTAGAAGTATGCAAACGTGACAGGAATAGAGATCATGCTGTTTCTAGCTGCCCAGCTGAAAGGTACTGAGCCGATCGTTTCAGGAAACGCCAAAGAAAAATGCCAGTTCGCGATCTTTCTGCCATACGTATCGTACTGAATCAAATCCATATCTGATGAGTAGTTGGTTCTATATTGGACTTGCTGAAGATTTTTACCGTGTGTGTCAAACAGAAGATCAGCCCAAGAATTGAGTAGCTTCAGATTGTCTGCTCTCGCATCGCAGTAAACAGAAACGTTCAGTCTCTCGAATCTAGCGCCAACAACATATGGCTGTCTGAAGCCTTGACCTAGACGAGCAATCTCGACAGTCTCTGCGCTTCTTGAAGGTAGAGTGGCAGAATGGCAAAGCAGCGATAGCTTTTTGCCGTCTCCTTTGAGGATGCTAGGAAGCGTGATCAGTAATTCAAAGTGAGCTTCTCTTGCGAATCCCTCAACATTATTCTGAATAAATTCGTTGATATTAAAAGCCACTTCTTGAATCCTTCCAAACGGTGCTCGTTGATGCTTTCTGGAATTTCTGCGTTGGTAGAAACAAAGCAGTGTCCCAATCTTTCGGTTCCACATAAATGAACCTAGACTTAACTTGATTGGTCAAATAATGTTTAAAGCATGGCTTAAACAGAGCCAAATTCGAAGCACCTTTCAAAGTCTGGTAGCTGATATTTAGTTTGGTTGAGTCATCATATTTTTGATTATTCGTTACAGTGTATAACGCATCCATAAGACGAGCTCTTAATACTGGCTGGAGGTAATGTAGGTTCAGACCATAGAACCCATTATCCGCTGGACCAACCATAAAGATTAGAGGGAAAGCGTCCCAGTATGGTAGTTTCTCTTTGTGTTTGGCATCATAGACATACATATACATACGTCCAGGAAGAACCTTGTCCGAGAGAGTCGCACCCTCAAAGAACTTATTCTGTTGGAGTCTTGGTCCTCTGTAATCAGCAGCTTTTCTACGGAACCAATCTCGAGCATCTTTCGTTTTGTTTGGCACAATGTTCTGCGCAGCCGCACGTTTGAGCACGCTGCTATAGACATATTGTTCGGTTGTTTGTGCCACAAATATTCCTTTTTATAAATAGATGGTAGTCGCGGATGGCGGTCCCACTACCACTAATACTAACTGGAGTATCAGCTATGATATATTTATATATTAAACAACACCAAAAAACTGGTCTGAAATATTTCGGAAAAACCGTAAAAGCCAATCCATTCAAATATAATGGTTCAGGCAGTTATTGGTATAAACATCTAAAAGAACATGGAAAACACATTAGAACCATAGAAATATGGGGGTTCGATGACCAACAGTTGTGCACACAATTTGCTTTAAAATTTTCTAAAGACAATAATATAGTAGAATCTAAAGAATGGGCGAATTTAGTCCCTGAAGATGGTATAAGTGGAGGCAGCATCGGTAGCCGTAAAGGAAGAAAATTATCAGAACAAACAAAAGCAAAAATGTCTAAAACTAGAAAAGGATACAAATATGGTCCTGAGTTTGCAGAAAGATTTAGACAAAGATTATTAGGTGTTCCTAAAACTGAAGAACAAAAACGCAAAATGCGCTTGGCAAAATTAGGCAAACCTCAATCCGAAGAACACAAAATGAAACGATCGGAAGCTATGAAACGAGCACACGCTATTAAAAAGTTATCCCTAAATCTTTCTCAGTTACGATCTTAAACTGCCAGCCTCTGTCGTCACAGAATCTTTTAGCGGCATCCCATTTTGCTTGATTTATAAGATATGTGCTAACCTCGGTCAAATACCTTCTGGTTTGTCTCGCTTTCTTTGCTGGTGGTCTTGTCTGAGCGTCAGGCTTAATTTCAAAAACGAATCTATCACCATTAACGTTCTCAGCATAAATATCAGGAAAGTATCTATGCAGTTTGTTATCAATAGGACTTAGGTATGGAATAGAGAATTCTTCTGATGCCCAGCGAGTTATATTCGGGTCGGCATCAAGACGAACGAATAGCCTCTGTTCCCAACTACTCCTATAAATAATGTTGTTAGGATTCCCAATATACTTCTCAGGATTCTTTGGGATAAATCGTCCTTTGTATGTTTTGAACATGTATAGAAAACTCTAAATAATATAATAGATCCTTCTTATTTAGGTATAGAACGAATGGGCCAAACACCGCAACAAAAGACTGGAGCTGCTAAGAAAGCTGCATCAGGAACAACACCATTAACTTACCCACCAGCCCTCGGTGAAGCTCCTATTAAGTTTGGGATTACTCTGAGAGATTACGGTAGTTTTAAGATTGGTCCAGGAGCAGTTACCGCATCAATTTACCTCCCAATGCCAACAGCTGGTCTAGTTGATAACTTCCCTGTTGAGTTTGATACAAAATCCATGGGAGCTTTGGGCGGCATCGTCAGCAGCGGTATTGACGCTGTCCAATCAGGCGGACAGAGCGTTGGTGATGGTCTATGGGCTGGACTGAAAGCGATCGGCAGAAACGTCGGTCAATCTGTTGTTGCTGGTCTTGGCGACGTTGCGGGTGTTGGTGGAGATGTTGCGAAAGCTCAAGGCGAGCTTGCAACAGGTCTTGTCAATAACCCAAACTACGCCGTTCTATTCAAGGGTGTGAAGCCAAGAACGTTTAGCTTCACTTGGAGACTTGTGGCTGTTAGCCCTCAAGAATCAGGAACGATTACCAATATCATAACTGCATTAAAGAAAGCAGCACTCCCAGCCACTTCCGGAACTGCTGACCATTTTACTCTCACTTATCCTAACATTGCTTACCTAAGCGTCCTTGGTCCTGAGAAGAATGCCATGCTGACGTTTAGTAAGAAAGGCGCATTTATTGAAGACGTCAATGTAAAATATGATGGTCCTGGTCACGCTGCATTCTTCGTTGGAACGAAAGCGCCAGTTCAAATTGATCTTACAATTTCTGTTCGCGAGAGAGGCATCGTCACTCGTGAGGATATTGGCGTTTCACATTATGGAAATCCGGAGTAACCAATGTCTAGTTATTTTGTCAATTTCCCAAGAATCAAATATTTCAACACGGTCGCTAAGAATATCACTCTTCGCGCTGGCTTCGTCAAGAAGCTAAAGGAAGATTCTTCTGCGTTCTATCCATACCAAATCGGAGAAGGCGAGAGAGCTGACACCGTCGCGGCGATGTATTATGACAATCCTGATTTTGATTGGTTGGTGTATCTAGCTAACGACATCGTCGACCCATACACTCAATGGCCAAAGAGTCAGCAAGAGTTTAACGACTATATTGTAAAGAAGTATGGATCACAACAGGCTGCACGTTCTCAGGTAGCTTTCTATAGAAAGAACCCAGACATTGCATATGTTAAGAATGACGGAACTGATTATTCGACTTCAGCCACTTCTGACGGAACTTATACTATTTCGGTAACAAATGAAGACATTCGGATTACTGCAGACACTTATGCTTTGATTAGCGATAAATCAAACTACTATCCTGTATATGCATATGATTATGAAATTGAGCTAAATGAAGAAAAGAGAAACATTGTTCTGATCGACGAAGATTATGCGAATAGAACATGGATGCAATTGAGAGATCTATTAAATGGCTGAGAATGCATCTGGAAGTGCTGTAGATACTCTTGGGTTCATGAAGCGTTTTGTTGTAACGCTCGTTAGCCCAGACAATAAACAAAGAAAAGTTATTACTCGAATGGTCGATACACTGACGATCACCGAGGACATCTTCAAAAATAGTTTGTATGGCGCTGTTAGAATTATTGACGCTGTCGACCTCCTTGGCGGCGGACCATTTGACGCAAAGTCAAAGGACGCTGCAGTTTTTCCTATCATCGGAGAAGAGTTTTTAGAAATTGAAATTCTATTGGACGGAAAGCCACCAGTCAAACTTCGTTTCGCCATCTATCGCATTTCCGATATTATCTACAAAGATAACAACACCAAGAAAGAATATACTCTTGAGTTCTGCAGCGAAGAGCATCTGATTGATGCCACGACTGCGATCATGAAGTCATACAATCAGCCAAATAGTGACACTGCTAAGGCGATTCTTAAAGACTACCTCAAGAATGAATCGACAGATAACGGCAAATTCAAAAAGAATATCGTTAACCTGCAGCCAACCAAAGGACCACAGAAAGTGGTTATCCCTAGACTGAGCCCATTCCAGGCAATGGAGTTTCTGGCTCGTCGTTCTATCGCTCAGGATACGTTTGAGTCAGGTTCTTATCTGTTCTTCGAGAACTTCGATGGGTTCAGTTTCTGTGATGTCGAATACCTTATCAAGAAGGGTGTCGACAAAGCCAAAGCAAACAAGAAAGATTATGAATATTTCTACGAATCAACTCTGACTGCCAATCAGAAGAAAGAAGATCCGCAGAGACAATTCAAAACTATCACCACGATGCAACATACAGTATCTTTCGATACAATCCAAAAACTCAAATTTGGTATGTATGAGTCTGACGTTATTCTGTATGACTTCATCAATCACAAAACAATTCCGACAAGATTTAGATTCGCAAATAATGACACGAGAGACAATAACAAAACATTGACCCTCGGCAATAAAGAAGATAAGTCATATCCCGAAAACAGTCTTACCTTTTTGAAGAGCTATATCTCCAATGATGATAAGGATGTGAAATATACTCGCAAATTCTTTATCGCAAAAGACACATCATCCACCACTCTTGATAACTACTTGGATAATGTTTATCCAGCCAGAGCTTCATACTTCACAAGACTAGCTCAGAACATGTATACCATCAATACATTTGGTGATACAACTATCAGAGCTGGCGATGTAATCATGTTAAACATCCCAGAAAGTCAAGGCGAGAATAACGACGGCGGTATCGACAAATATCAATCAGGATATTATTTGATTGGAACAATTCGCCATATCTTCTCAGCCACTACATATATGACAAAGATGGACATTTACAAGAATGCTATTGGCGCTCAGTTGACGAATACTGAAGAAGCTAAGAATACCAAGGTTAAGCCAACCGACAATAAAGCGATTGCCGAGCAGGCTCCAGCTGATCAGTCTCCTGAAGCTGTAGAAGCGGCGGATCCCGAGGACCCTAACCAGAAAAATTCAAGCCCATCAGTTGTTGGATTCTTGAAAGGACTATTATGATTGGAAGAACTGAACATCTTATAAACGATCCGCACTTTATCGGCGTAGATAAGTTCGTACTCTTTTTCGGTGTTGTTGAAGATAGAGATGATCCTCTACAGCTAGGTAGAGTCCGTATTAGAATTTTCGGCGTCCATCCAGACGACAAGTCATTAGTTGCAACGGAAGATCTTCCATGGTCGTTCCCTATTATGCCAATTACTGCGCCTCAATACGGTGGCGTAGGTTCTGGTCCAGTTGGAATTATGCCAGGTTCAACAGTCGTTGGATTCTTTGCTGATGGTTTAGACAGACAGATTCCTATGCATTTTGGCACTATGTCTGGCGGCACTGGACACTTTGCTGCAGGAGCGAATGGCGACGCTGCTAATATGGATCCGGCGACTCCATATAATCCTGACGGTATTTCTGGCTCTATTGATCCAAAATCCTCAATGGTTGTTAAGGGTGTTCAGCTCGGAAAGATTCTTCTAAGCAATTTCGCCTCTCAAGGTCTTAAGCCACATCATGCTGCTGCTATCTGCGGTAATCTAGGAGAAGAATCTGGCGGGTTCCCTGTGCCTGCTATTCATGAAAGAGGTAAAGGTGTTGGCGGTAGCCCAAGCACTCCACCGTCACGTAGCTCTGTTGGTGTTGGTTATGGTTGGGGACAATGGACAAACAACAATCGACTGACCAAGTTCCTCGATTGGTGCGACAAATATCACCTTGAGCCATCCGATCAGCAAACTCAAATTAAGTACTTCACATATGAAATCACCACTGTCCCACCATACAGCAAACACTTTCAGACTTTGATGAAGGGCGGAACAGCAACCATTAATAATACTAGATTCACCAAGCCAAATGGTACTTACAATCTAGATGACGTTGATCAGGCGACTGCTTGGTGGATGTGGGTATATGAAGTGCCAGGAGCTCCTAATCTTGCAGCAAGACAGAAGATCGCTAGATCAATTCGCGATCAGTTAGTGGGCGGATCCGCTGGATCTTCAGTAAGAACAAACGGCAAACCTGAGAAATAGGATATAACATGGTCGCATCGAGTAATACAATTCCAGTCGCTCCACCTTCTCCAACCCAACCAGGAGCAGATCAGCCTGTAATCAAGTCAGGCGAATCTCATTATGACGTTGATATTGGAGTTAGTTGGGCGCCAACATCAAACACAGTAGCTGGTGGTGGCGTCGGCGTTTCTCCTCCACCATATCCATCATACACAACTGTCAACAGACCGCCTGATCCGCCATCAAATGCACTTGATCCATTACAAGCTCTTGGCGCACCACCTTCACCTCTTGTCAAATTAATCGGTAATACAAAAATTACCACCATGCTTGATGTTGCAACAAACAAGCTGGTGACTACGGTTATTGATACAACAACAAATCAGCTTCTTGGTGCGATGTCTGGATTAGGTTCTGATCCTACTGCGCTTGTATCTCAGCTGACTCAGAATTCAACTGGCGCAAAAAATGCACTATCGGTAGCCGAAACTTCTCTTGCAAGTGCTCAATCTATTCTTGCTGATCCAAATGCAACTGATGCACAGAAAGCTCTGGCTCAGGTAAATATTGATTCAGCAAACAAAACGATCGCATCATTATCATCACAGACCACAGCTCTTACAGAAGCTGCGGCTCATTTAACTGATAATTTCTCTTTTGACGTATCCCAAATTACTGATTTTGCTTCTAAAATTGATAGCATAGCAAATTCATTGGCCAGCGGAATTGATCCTGTTTCTCTTGCTCTAAAGCAAGGCGAAGAAATATACAATCAAGCTGCATCTATCTTTGGCAGCACTCAAGGAACTGGCAGCTCATTACCTTTCCTAGAGCAAGTCAAGACTCTTGATACATCTTCTGTAGAGATTATTCCGTTCACAAAACGAACAAACATCAACACAGTTTCTAGTATCGACAATGGCGGTAATGATAAGGCATATTTCCCTACCGTTCCTGCGGCGAACAATATCGTTAACCCAGGAGCAAACAGTGTCGCTAATCCAAGCGATCGTGTTACTAATACAATCGCCAATGAACCTGTTAGAGAATTCGAAGGGTTATATCCATACAATAAATCAAACAAGAGCGAAAGCGGACATCTTCTTGAAGTTGATGACACTCCTGGCAAAGAAAGAATCCTAACTGAACATAAGAGTGGCACCTATCATGAAATGACTGAGCATGGTGACTTGATCACTAAAGTGGTTAATGATAATTATTTGATCATTGCCGAGAACGAAATCGTTACCATTCAAGGCAAAGCCAACCTACGTATTCTAGGCGATGTTAACGTCAAGATCGGTGGTGCTATGATTATTAACCCTGATGGTGGTGTTTATGTCGCCACGAAGGGAGACTTCAGAGTCCATGCTAGGTCTATTCATATGGAAGCTGATTCAGGAGACGTCAACGTCAAGGCATCAGGCAAGACTAGAATTACGTCAGGCGACGAGCTTCATGTAAATTCAAAGAACAATATTATTGAATCCTCAGGCAAGACATCTATGAAGTCTGGTGGCACGAATACGATTCAAGCGGCAGGAATTAACTTCAACTCAAGCAAGGATGTTAATCTTCGTGCGGATGGCATTATCGCTTCCGCTTCGACCGGAGACACTACTATCAACAGTGCTGGAAACTTGAACGCGAAGGCTGCTGGATCAATCAACCAGAAGAGTGCGGGAAGTAATTATATCACTGCGTCTTCTCTTGAGCTCAATGCAACTCTTAATGCAAAGGCAACCACTAATCTTCAAGGAACAGACCCTCAAGGTGGAATTGTTACTCCAATCAATGGCTCTGGTGCTGCTGACGCTGGCGAAGGAACTGCTGCTGGTGTATTCGTTGCTGATGATGCAGATACGGCAAAGGGTTCAGGTATCACTCACTCGGTCAACGTTGATGACTTCCTACAGAATCTAGACGATGAGGATGACGTAACGAGAGCAGCAGCGATTAAACATGCTGTGGAAACTGGAGTCATTAGTCAGGCTGACGCAGACAAGATGAATGCACCTCCTGGGACACCATCAGCGAGCGATACATCAGGAGCAGGAAACGTTTCGCCTAGCGTATCAAAGGCTACTGTTGGTGATCTTGGTAGCCATGCGCCAGCCGACAATCTCAAATTGTCAAAATATTTTACTGTTGCTATGTTGAGCAGTCACTGTGAAGCTGGTAGCCATGTCATTGGACCGCAGCTTGGATTGTCTGTGACAGATATTACTGGCAACCTACAGCTACTGGCCCAGAACTGTCTCGATAAGATCAAGGATCAATATCCTGATATGAGAATCAGCTCTGGTTTCAGAGATCTAGCTTCAAATAACAGAACTGCTGGCGCATCTAAGACTTCTCAGCACTTGAAGGGTGAAGCTGTTGATATCAAATTCAGTCACGCTGATAAAGCTCAGTCCCAATACTATGAAATAGCCAAATGGATCAAGAACAATATCCCATTTGACCAGCTAATTTTGGAGTATGGTATGCCTTCAACCGACCGTCCATGGATTCACATTTCGTTTACAACTGGACAAAAGCATAGTCCAAGAGTGTCAACGAAAGTTCACGGCAAGACGGTCGGCGAAGGTTTACATCAGATGAGGTAATTAGAAAGAGTGCTTGAACGCAAGTCCAATAGCATCTGAACGAGTCGTTCCGGTAGTACGGTAGTACTGAACACCAAGGTTATTACCATGGCCGATCGAAAGACCGAGACCACCATTCAGCTCATTTTCATCAAGACGACGAGTCAGAGTGAATGAGCCACGATGACTATAGCCAACGTTAGCAACAACTGGACCAGCAATCTTATGTGAGGTAGTCACGCCAGCACCCCAAAATCCGTAGTCGTCACCAAGACCCAGCGACTCACCAGCTTCGGCATATGCTGCGGTCTTGAAGCCAAGAACGGTAGGAAGGGCAGGACCAACGCGAGCCGACACCTTCGAGGTAAGAGGACCAGCGCCATTCTTCTGCTTTACTTCAATTTCAGCGCCATAATTCAGAAGCGAATTCAGTGGAGCAGTATACTGAACGTTGTATTCAGTCGAGTCGGGCTTCGTGCCACCACGAACGTCTCCAAGGCGAACTTCAGCCTGAATAGTGCCTGCCATAGCAGGAGCAGAAACGGCAGAAAGAGTTACCGCAGTAAGAGCAAAAATTGTATTCTTCATATTTTAATTACTTTCTTTGATTCGACAACGAAGCTCAGAAGAGCTATAGTTGTGCTTTCGTTTACAAAAATAAACAGGAATGTCTAAACCATATCCTGTATACGATTTACTGTCGAGATAATCTTCGCCCAAGAATCGGATGTCGATTTGAGTATTCGCCAGCAAATTTAGTAAGTCCTCTTCGGTATCGTAGGGGACAATATCATCTACAACCTGCAGTGCTTTGAGTTGTAGATATCTTTCGAATGTAGATTGAATAGGAACATTCTTATCTTTTCGATCAATGCTTGGATCGGTATGGAGACCAACAACCAAACGGTCACACTTTGATTTAGCTTCTGCTAACATAAGGATATGTCCAGGATGCAGAAGATCAAAGGCACCAGCAACAAAACCAATTTTCATAATAAATCAAATCCTAATTAACGCGGCGCTTGCCTCGACACAGTAGTTGAATGTATCTTTTGCGCCTTAAAGTATTTTTGAAATATATCCTGAACCAAATCAGAATCGTATGGCTTACAAGAAAATATATCTACATAAGCAGAATTTCTATCTGCAGGACAAAAATGAGCTGATACATTAGAGTCTTGCAGAAGCTGATAGATAGAATAGCCTATTTTATTTGGATCGTTCGTATCACACCAGATAATATTAAGATTCCCAATTTTAACCATTTCAATAGATTCCAAAAGATCATCAACAAAGGTCTGAAATACTTGTTTGTCCATAATAGCAGATGAATCACATTCTGCGGCATCAATCATTGTAATCCAACCCCATGGCTTGCTCATTATTAGAATCCTTTTTACCTAAATAAAAGTGGTTCGCGATGTACCACCATCCAACCACACTAACGTCACTGGAGACAATCAGCATGATTATTTATCTTTATGTAAAACGCCATAAAATTACTGGTCTGAAATATTTTGGTAAAACCATACAAAATCCATGGATTTATCCTGGATCGGGCAAATATTGGAACCGACATCTAAAAGTCCACGAAAACAATGTTGAGACTATAGAAGTTTGGGGATTTGACGATCAAATTTTATGTTGTGAGTTTGCGCAAAAATATTCAAAATTACATAATATCGTTGAATCCAAAGATTGGGCCAACCTCATTCCGGAAACAGGAACTGATGGAGGATTTACTACATCTAGAGAACAACAAAAGAAAATTTGGGAAAATTCAGCTTTGCGCGAAAAACACCATAACAGCATAAAACGCTCATGGACTGAAAAACGAAAAGTGATCGCTTCAAATAATACATCAGAACAATGGAAACGTCAGGATAAATCTTTAATAGCAGAAAAAATGGTCAAAACCAAAAAAGAAAAATACCCTGACGGTAATCCAAATGTGGGCGTTTATGTAAGAACGGAAGAAATTAAACACAAAATGAAACTTGCGGCTAAAGAACGAGATTTAATCAAGATAGTTTGCGAACAATGTTCGAAAGAATCTAATAGATCTAATTATGCTCGCTGGCACGGATCTAATTGCAAAACTTTACGCTAGTAGTCCTGATCATCGTCGTATAAACTTTCTATATCCAGTTTGCGTAGAGCACTATTTATTCTTTTTTCGTAGCGGTGATTCCGCCTTTCCTTCAGTGCTCTATATTCACCACCGTCTTCATCATCATACAATTTAGAAGTATTACGGCGATAATCGTTACGGCTCTTAGACATATTCCCTGCGCTGCTATACAATTGAGTTATTCTTCTGGTTCTTCTTCGTGCTCGTCAGTTGACGAGCCATCCGGATGATTCCTCGCTATGTGTTGGGCGAGTGGTCCTGGTAAGAATAGCCCATCCTCTGCGGTAGATACGCACCCAAAAGGGCAGGGAACTGCGTTTTTTCTCTTGGCACGCTTTTCTTCTTCAGTAAGCTCAGGAGGCTCAGGAAGGAAGTTAGGGAATGTCTTCTTCACTAGCTCATAGGTGATGCTAGGATAGAGAGACTTCTTGTCCTTCATAGCCAGAATCAGATCAGCATCGTCAGGGTCAAGCGACTCGAGAAGCTGAACGAAAAGCGACTGGCGCTTCAGGTCGTGCATAGGAGGAGCAATACCTTCAATGAAATACTTGAGGGTCTTAGCTTCGCGGTAGAGAGTACCCTGAGCATCCTGGCTCTTCTCGAGCTTCTTGAAAGGAGGAGCGCCTTCAGGCAGAAGGAACTTTACCTCAGGATGGAAGGTAGCGTGCAGAACCTGCATCAATGGTTGAATTTCAACACATGTGCCGAGAGCGTTCTGTCGTTCTTGGAAATTCTTAATACCAGAGATCGTCTTAAGAATCTCTGCAATGCCTTGTCTGTTCACTGTTCATTCGCCTTTAGAAATTGTTTAAACTCAGCAACTATATCAACGAAACGACGAACAGGATCATCGCTGCCTTTACTTCGCTTTGCATTGTATATATTTGCACCTCTATATAGTAATGAATAGAGTTTCGCTGCTTCAGCTTGTTCGCGAGTACGATCAGTCATTGACAAACTCCTGAATTACAAATTCACCACCATCGACAGTAACTCTAGCAGTCGGACACATATTGGTTCGTGTATAATCACGACCACCATCGATCATAGCACCCTTCTTAGCTACGTAGTCATGACGATAGCGAGAAACGATGACCTCGCCATCCGCACACACCGAACCAACGATAGGCTCAGAGAAACAAGACTCAGCGTTGGTGATATAGATAGAATCGTTTTGAATGAACATACCAAAATAGTTGGAATGGCCAGCGTCACGGTTCGGATTCTCGACATAGAACACATCGACTGGTCGTTCGTTCCATGAATTACCATCCAGCCTCTTAGTGCACCAGTAACCCATATACTTGGCTTCCTTCAGGGCTTCAATTTTACGAATTTGAGATTCGGTGAAGTGATAGCCATCCTTCGGTAACTCAATAAACATCAGAAGTCTCCAACGGATTCCATAAGGTTCTTCATCTTATTCTCGATGAAATAGCTGAACAGCTTAGAGCGATTGCCCCATTCCTGACCATCAAACTGCTCGATCACCTGAGCTTCGATGTAGTCAGGAATGCAGTCAAAGTCGATCAGCTGCTTATTGCGGAGGAAGTTGCGCTTCACCTCGCCGTCAAGGGCATCGGGGTTAGCCATAATCTCGTCAATGCGCTTAGTAGTGACAGGCTTCTGGCGCAGACCCATGACGAACGTATTGTCCGCTGACAGGCAGTTGGGCACACCGTCCCCGCCATCCCCCCGAATGATATGCTCTAGGAGATATTGCTTGGGGTTAGCGCAAACGATTTCCTTCTTAAGGATCGGGCTGTATTGCTTCACCATAGGATAAGCCTGCAGCTGCTGGTAGTCCTTATCAGAGGAGGCGATAAGGATGCCCTCAGCATGATAGTGCTTAGTGAGGACAGCGATGATATCGTCAGCCTCAGCGTGCGGGACTTGGATCACCTTGTAGGGGAAATTCTCACGCAGCTCAATCTTAAACTTATCGAGGCAACCGAAGATCATGTTCCAATCCATATCGGATTCTTCACGAGCCTTCTTGCGGTGAGCCTTGTAGTAAGGGAAGATTTGCTTGCGCCAATAGTTCTTGTCATCACAAGCGATGACGACGTCACCATAATCCTTATACTTCATTTTCATAGAACGAATGCTGTTAAGGAGAATATGACGAAGCAAGTTCTCCTCAACAGGCAGGTTCTTCTGACCTCCCATCTGCGCGAACACAGAAGAGATCAGGAATTGAGAGAGGTCAATAATAATCATTTCGAAAGCCTTGCTTGAATTTCAAGATAGAACTGGTTGTATTTAGCCAGCCGAGCGATATCCTTTTCGGTGATACCCTTCAGCCGACGGATGTCGGTGTTATGACGAAGGTCAGCCAGCTTCACACGCATCGCGTCTTCATTGGCGAACACACCCTGCTTATATTGCTCATAGCTTTGGCCAGGCATCTTGGTGAGGGCAGCGACAGCCTCAAGGATACGAACGGTACAACCGATATCGGCGAGGTCAGCCCATGTCGTCTTAGTGTCTTCAACCACATCGTGGAGGAGAGCGATGCACTGGAGTTCCTCATCGTCAGACTTGAGGTAGTGCATTACCTTCATCGGGTGGAGAATGTAGGGGTTGCCGCCACGGTCGAATTGACCAGCGTGAGCGTTAGTGGCGAGAACGAGGACTTTGCCGAGGAGTTCGCCTTTTTTCATATAAAATTCCCTTTCCTTATTATTCATTCTAACCTAGATTTGAAAATAAGGAAAGCACTTTCTTACTGAATCGTGAGCCCAGTGGTCTGCTTGAGGTATTGGCCAGCCACCATCTTATCGGTCGGGAAGTGGCAGATCACCACGGTCGCCGGAAACTCAATCGTTATGTCCTGAGGCGCAGAGAAGGCGAACGGAACGAGACCCAGCCCCTGTGCACCCATCATGAAGGTCACTGGCTTCTTGAGCCGGACGGTTCCCTCATCGCTAGGTTCGAACCGACCGATAACCTCCTCGCCGGAGGTCAGCTTGATCGTGATTGTATCATTCAACTTATAATTCATTTTATTCCTCATCGTTATCAGGATTGTCGATCATCAATTCAATTTCAATTTCTTCGTCTTTGATAATCTGTTTAGCAAGTTCTTGAAAGGGATGCTCGACACCAAGGCATGAGCAAATAAATGACTCCATAGCCTCGAGAAAGAGAATCATCTCTGGTGTTTCCATCATATGCGATGGATCAATACCCATGTCATCTAAATCATTAACAATATCGTTAGCAAAATCGCAAGTCAATTGGTGAGCATAATCAGTGTTATTAAAAGCGAGGGTTGCTTCTTTCTCTTTCTTCTTTGAGACAAAATCAACCACATTGTTTGCCATTAGGTCACCTTCAGGAGAATAGTTTCAGAATTAATCCTACCGTTCAAAGGAGAACCAGCAGTCTTCACTGTATCTAGGAACTTTCTGAGACCTACCTTACCCAAGCCAAAGAATTCCTTCAGCTGCTCCTCCGGCTTGCGCAGGGTCTTGCTGATAGACAGCTCAGGGTCGAAGCCAGTGACCGAAGTCCCCTTGACCATGAATCCCTTTGGCGCATTGCTCTGATAGAAGCCGATGCGTCGGGTCTTGGTGTTATAGACCCATAGCTGGGTTGCCCCGATGATCGACTGAGGATTGACCGAGGCGAGCTTCAGAGCCGAGTCAGTGGGCTGATACTTGAGCCACTTGACCAGATCGGCGGCTGGCTTAATCTTGATCGCCTTTGGCGCACGAACCTTGACCACCTTCTTATTATTGAGGTAGCGATCAAAGTCATGCATCATATCGCCATAGACTTTTTGCCAAAATTTGAGAGTCTTGCCGTAGCTTTCCTTGACCTGCTCATCACCAGACATAACTTCGTCATATGACCGCTTGTAGAAGTCTCGAAGAGTGTTAGCAGCCTGAACCGAAGCCTGCTTAGCTGTAAGGAAGTTATACATGCTAAACTCTGCGTTCTTGTCGAGTTCTTCTTCAGCATCACAGATCATATTGTCGATGTTACGCTTAATGCGATCCTGGATCGAGATGACGTTGGTCTTGACGGTCGGCTTGACTTCCTTGACGCCATGGCGAGCAAGCTCAGCGACCCTCTCGTTGAAGCGAGCCATGTAGGCTTCATTGAAGGTAGTCCCGTTAAGCATCATACGAGCCATCCAGCAGGTGGTCGTCGGAGTCCGCCACTCAATGGCAGAACGGATGTCGCGGATCAACTGAGGGTCGCGCCCATCCTTCTTGAGATATTCGATGAGCCAGCTCTTGCCCTTAGTCATGTCGGACATGTAGTTATACCAGTTGAAGGCATCCATCAACTGGGATTCGGTCGCCGAGCCGACGATGATAGGTTCGTCGCCATAATGTTTCTGGTCAAAGCTCTTGACCTGAGTTCTGGTTTTGATTTTCTTAGCTGCTTTGGCCATTTAAAGTCTCCATTCCTTATTATTCATTCTAACCTAGATTTGAAAATAAGGCAAGTGAAAAATTCTTTTGATATAAATATGAATGTGGTTCGCGATGCGTCAACATCCAACCACTCTAACGCTTACAAGGAGCATCAGCCATGGCTATTTATAGAAAAATCTACGAACGACATTTTGGACCAATCCCTAAAGAAGAAAACGGTCGCACTTTCGAGATACACCATATAGATGGGGATCGGACTAATAACAGCATCAATAACCTTAGATGCGTTTCCATTGAAGAACATTATAATATTCATTACGCCCAACAAGATTGGGGTGCATGCGGGGCGATCGCACAAAGAATGAATTTGTCGTTGGACAAAATTTCCAATCTAAGAAGCAAACATGCATTAGCAAGAGTAGCCGACGGAACAAATCCATTCTTAATCCTAAGTAAAATTAGATCTGAAAATGGAACTCATAATTGGATGACTGAACAACATTCAGAAAAAACAAGAGAGCGCCAAATTTCTAGATTAGAACTCGGGGATCACGAATTTTGTAAACGATCTGTTTGCCCTTACTGTGATAAGGAAGGGCAGTATGCCGTAATGGCCAGATGGCATTTCAATAATTGTAAATTGAATCCAAACTACACATCAAAACCCAAAAGAAAATATAAAAAGAAACGGCTGAATCAGACCACCTAGGGAATTTACTTCTCATTTAAGAGAAACCCAATATACGAACGTCCATTCGAGATTCAGCCGCTCAGTAAACTCATTCTAACCTAGAATTTTAATTAAGTAAAGCATTAATATGCCAGCTCATAGAAGCGAAGACCACAAGCCACACGCGAACGGAGCAGCTTGGCGCGGAATACAATAGGACTAAGCACCCTCGCCTACGAACCAAGGCTTAGTGGGATCGTGGCGAGTAAGCCACTTCTGATAGAGCCCTACTTCCATGCCATATGCGATAATCTCCCAAGGGCTGTCAAAATAGTGGTCCTCATTGCGCTTGGGCTTCCAGATCTCGCCCATCCAACGGCTGGTCATCTTCAGCCCACCCTTGGTGGGGATCATGATGCCTCCCTGCAGCTCATTCTTAGCATGCTGCTTCACATGAACCATCTCGTGACCGAGGGTCTTGATCATTTCCTCAATGTCCTGCTTGCGCAGCCCGATGGTGAACCAGCGAGGGTTGCGGGTGCCTTCCTCGTCGACGCACTCGCCCATAACATCAAGGGTCTTGCTCACCTCAATGTCGATATTGAGATTGCGGACCAAACGTGGATCCATGAGCTGAGCTGCAAAGAAGCGAGCAGCCTCCTCCAGCTTTGCCTTATCGCGCTTGCCGAGACCAGTGACCGTGAGATTCATATCAGACTCCATTCCCATTCCTCATTCTAACCTAGATTGGAAAAAAAGGAAAGCATTATCTTTGGTACAAATCAGTGAGTTAGGCTATCGCAGTAACAAAGGTGTTGTTTGCGGTTCCGTCCAGACAAAAATACTTGACATACATTGTGTTATGAGAACTGAGATAGAACGACGATCCGCCTGTGGCTTGTGTTGAGGCAACACCATGATTAAACTGCTGAGTTCCGCCAACATTATTGAAGATAAACAGTTCAACAGATTTTCCGGCAGTCAGGTTTTGGAGATTGGCAGTAACTGTGCCTTGGTTTGTGTGAATATGAACAAAGTTATCTGTCGAGAAATCGATCAATACTGTGTTCGAAACTACGTTAGCAATTCTAACATTAGGAGCTTTGTATGCTGTATTTTGGTGAGAACCATCAGTAAAAGTAATGCCAGCATTTGAATTTGGGTTATTAACAAAACTCATTCCATTCGCATAAAATGCAACTGTTTCGTTTTGTATGGTGTTGGAACCTGTAGGCGTCAACTGGAAAGTAATTTTTGTTCCTGTATTGGCAGTATAAAAATCTTCGGCTGCCATCATATTGATGCGTCCAATAGAACCAGCGTATGTGTTACCGTCGGCTGTCCATCCTTGCATACTCATACGAATAATCGTGTCGTTTGCTTGAGTTTGTGTAGGCGAAACAACAGTTCCGCGTGCTCCGCGCCCAGCAATTGCTGCGTAAGTGTTTGGGCCAAACGCATCAATACTGATACGAGCGGGTTGACCATCTTGCGCCGTTGCTTGTAATAATGTGCCATTATAGTTGCGCGGTTGCGCTACGCCAGAATTTGATCCAACAATAGATAGAGCAGAGTTCGTAGTTAATATTGTATTTGGAGTATGAATCTGCACTTGACCGGTTCTATCGACAGCAAATGTGGGATTAGAATTTGTTCCTGTAGAATAAACAACAATAGGTCTATTGATAACAAGATTACCAGTAGCAGCAGTAGAACCAATATAGAATACTGCATTCGAATCTGTAAGACCAATAAAATTGTTTTGTAGTAAGAAATTACCTACTCTAAATCCAGCATTTGATTGTTCTGAAGTATTTGCTGATGTTGAGATGAAAAATACACCATTTGATACAGTCAATCTTTGATCTGGATAAGATGTATTTTGATCAGAGAAAATAATTGAATTTGAGCCAACCCACATCGATTCCCAACGATTTGTTGTGTTGCCAAGAGAATATACTCCATTTGTGCTAGGAATAATACTTGATGGGACATGCAGCCAGTCAACAGTAGTGGTAACATTCGCGAATTCAAATTTCTTTACGTCAGTATTATAACGCAGAAACATATTGTTTGCGATACTGTTTCTGTCAACGTCATCAAGATATCTCAGCTTGACTTCACCACCACCAGCAACGACTCCTGAAGCATTGCGGGCAAACCTATGCAGGTCAGCCAGAGTCTTCTTCATTAGGTCTATTTCTTTTCGAATACTATTCGGAATAGAATCGGTCTTGGCTACATATTCATCACGAGGAATCTTGGACAGAAGTTCAACTGACTTGGTGATTATATCTTTCTGTGGAAACTGTGGCATTGGCTGAGCACCAAGAGGAATAGCAACAGGCTCCTCGAGGATGATAGGTTCGACAAACTCATCCATTGATTCAACCAGAGCTTCGTGTAGGGATTCACTCTGCTGCTCTGTGATAATGGCTTTTTCTAGCTGTATCTCTTCGGGAGTGGGAAGTGCATCATTACGTTTGAGGTATTGTTCCAGTGCACTGGCAGTCTGCCTGCGTTGTTGATCCGCAAGCATCTTTTCCTCATGCTTCTGTCTCGCAGCTCTGATACTTTCTAGGAAGATGTTATCTTTCATATCAATTCCTTTAGGGGATATCCGGTCTATTTATAATTCCCCAGCACAAACCTAAATATAAGAAACTGCGGAGACATGAATGGCCAATTCACCGATTCAACAACAGACATTCTACTCGGATTTTCTCTTTGACTTCAAGAGGAATCCTGCCACTCATGACATCCTTACTGTAACAAATGAGCAGTCTGTTATTAACTCTATCAAGAAGATTCTCCGCACAAACAATTATGAAGTGCCATACAATCCTCGCTTCGGTGCCAATATTTACCATTATCTTTTTGAGCCATTTACAGAGTTTACACAGGATGCGTTAGAGAAAGAAATTACATATGCAATCGAGGCATATGAACCAAGGGCGAATCTAATCAGTGTAACTGTTACTGGCAGTCCTGACGAGAACAGTATCGACATCACCATTGTTGTGTCGGTAATAAATAATCCAAACCCAATAACAGTTACAACAACACTCAGCAGGATTCGCTAAACCTGCGTTTCTGAGACTCTCTCATTTTGAGTTTGGTCTCTTCAGTATGCGGCTTACGTTTCTTACCTTTTTGTGATTCAGATATTTTCTTTCTGGTGTATTCAGAGTGTTTACACCCAGTGCGAGAATTTCTCATCTTATTTCTTGTCTCTTTAGAAACAATTTTGTTTTTTTGTGATTCTGAATTTTTGAGTTTAGATTCTTCAGACACAGGAGCTCTAGTTTCCCAAGCTATGCGCATTTTGAATTTTGTTTCCTCAGAGCGTTTCTTTCCTGTTGCCGATTCTCTTATTTTTCTTCTGTGGTCCTCGGATAGTATTGTTCCATTTGGAGTGCCACTCAACCCATTTTCTTCTATCATATTAGCCCATTCGTCGGACTCAACAATATTGTTCTGTTTTGAGAAATTTAAAGCAAACTCTGTACATTTTTCTTGTTCATCAAACTCATACAATTCAATTGTGTTGATGTGTTCAATTCCATATTTCTTAACGTGCCTAAGCCAATACTTACCCGACCCTGTGTAAGTATATGGATTCTCTCTAATAGTTTTGCCAAAATACTTCAGACCCGTTATGGCATGCTGCTTAACGTACAGATAAATAATCATAGCTGGTTCTCCTTACTGGGCTAGAGGTAGTGGGTTTCTTGCCGGTCACCGCGACTACCAGTTATTTATATAAATACAAATATTAACAGAGAGGCAATGAGGATCCAAAATGGCCAATAATGTATTAGCAGTTACACAACTAGACTTTACAGGTATTAAAGATAGCCTCAAGACGTTTCTACGCAATTATCCACAGTTCATGGACTATGACTTTGAAGGTAGCAACCTAGGAACATTGCTTGATGTGTTAAGCTACAACACATATCTGAATTCGTTCTACACGAACCAAGCAATTAACGAAATGTTCCTTGATACTGCTGTATTAAGAGACTCTGTTGTGTCACATGCCAAGGAACTTAACTATCTCCCTCGCTCTGCTCGTTCTGCCGAGGCAAAGATCGACCTGACTATCTATCCTACAGACTCTCCTGCAACCATTACGATTCCGTCAGGAACAAAATTCACTGGCTCATCTGGCCAGTCTGTATATACATTTCAGACTAACGAAGCGATTGTCATCACTCCATACAACAATACATACACAGCTAATGCAGTGTCAATCTTTGAGGGAACGACAGTAACAGAAAATTTCATTGTGAATACTGCTATTACTGACCAGAGATATATTCTATCCAATCCTAACATCGACACGACTTCACTAATCATCTCTGTATCCAACTCAACAGGCTCATCTGAGACATGGACTTTCTCTCCGAGTCTGTTAAATGTAACCACAACATCAAAGATATACTTCCTACAAGCCACTGCTGACAAATATGAAGTCCTGTTTGGTGATAATATCGCTGGTCTGTATCCTCCTAACAACGGAACAATCACTGCTACCTATAGAACATGCAACCAAGACTCGCCAAATGGCATTAAAGCATTCAAAGCTGCACAGAATCTTGGTGGATATTCTAACTTCTTTGTGACTACGAGCAAGGATGCGAATAATCTAATTATCTCGGCTACAGGTGGAGCTAGTCCTGAAAGTGTAGGTAGTATTAAGCTAAATGCTCCTCGTGCGTTCCAGACGCTTGAAAGAGCCGTGACAGCGAATGATTATAAAAACATTCTTTTTAATGCATATCCGGAAATCAGAGCGATCAATGTCTATGGTGGCGAGGAATTGTCTCCTCCACAATATGGCAGAGTGTATATCTCCGTTGATGTGACGAATGTGGTTGGTCTGTCTGATACTGAGAAGAATAAGATCCAGAGCTTCATCTCCACTCGTACACCAATCTCTATCTCTCCTGTGGTGGTGGCGCCTGACTATACGTTTGCCAGTGTGGTGACTGATGTGCAGTATAACTACAATACCAGCACACTGTCTCCTGCTGACATTCAGTCTGCTGTGCTGTCTGCCATCTCTGCGTATAACAATGCGAGTCTGATTAACTTCAATACCAAGCTGAGATACTCAAAGCTGGTCGCTGCCATTGATGGTGCTGATGTGTCTATCACACAGAGCAATACCAGAGTGATGATCTTCAAGAAGATTAATCCTACTCTGTCTACGAATTACTCTGTTGCTCTAGACTACCAGAATACTCTCGTCGCTGGGACTGTGACATCTTCTGGCTTCACATATGCTGGTGTGGCTGCAACATTCCGTGATGATGGTGCTGGCAAGATTCAGATCATTACCACACTGAACAATGTGGTGACTGTGCTGAATAACAGTGTTGGGACGATTGATTATACCACTGGCATTATCAACCTCGTGAATCTCAATGTCTCTGAGTATGTGGGTAATGCCATTAATATCTTTGCAGAGACAGATCTGTCTGACTTCTCTGCAGTGAGAAACACAATCCTTGAGATTGATGCCAATGAAGTAACCATTAACGTAACAGGGGTTCGCCAGTAATGTTCGACAAGACTATCTCGACTGCTGTTGCTTACCACTTCCCTGAGTTCTATAGAGCTGAGGGTGCCAACTTCGTTCAGTTTGTCAAGGCATACTACGAGTGGATGGAGCAGAGTGGCTATGAGATTGACGCATCTAAGTCTCTTCTAGACTACAAAGACATCGACACAACTGTTGATCAGTTCGCTGATCGTTTCAAGAATGAGTTTCTGGTTAACTTCCCTGCCATTACTCCTGCCAATAGAAATATCCTCGTCAAGAGAGTCAAAGACTTCTATACCAGTAAGGGTAGCACACAGGGTCTTCAATTGCTGTTTCGTCTTCTCTATGATGATGACATTACTGTATATGATCCTGGCACAGATATTCTCAAGCCATCTGATGGTATCTGGAAGGTTCCACAGTATATCGAAGTAGAATCAAATCCCAAGAGCAAGACCTTCACCAATCAGGTGGTGACAGGTGCCATCAGTGGTGCCACTGCGTTTGTTGATTCAGTCTACTCTACCACTATCAAGCAGAGATTCATTGACGTTCTCCGAGTGAGTGATGTCATGGGGAATTTTATCTATGGAGAACTGATTACTGTTGATGGTAATCTTACTGATGCACCAAAGGTGACAGGATCTCTCACCTCTATTAATGTTGTAAATGGTGGTGCCAATAATACAATTGGTGATCTATTCAATATCACAAGTTCTACCTATGGCAAGTTAGGATCAGCTCGTGTTGTTTCTACTACTGATGGTAGCGGCAGAGTTAATTTCCAGCTCGTAGATGGTGGCTCTGGCTTTACTACTGATGCTGCTCAGGTGCATGTGTCGAGCAATGTTCTCTATGTTTCCAAGTTCACACAGAGTAATGCACAAAGAAGTGCATTGGTTACTGACTTTGAATATGTCAACCAGCCACTTACTACTCTCAGCTACTCTGTCACGGTTCCTGTCACTGTCAATGCAGCTTCGGTTGCAGGCTCTAATGTCTATGGCTATGATGCTACCAACACTCTGGTGGCGAATGGTGTTGTGGTTGCGACGAATGCTGCCAGTAATGGTGTCACGATTAGTGTTCTCAGTGGAGACTTCACCCTCGCAGCGAATGTGACGACCACTGGGAACTCAGTAGTCTTTGATGGGTTCAGCACCGCCGATGCTACAGCTAGAGGCATTGTCACAGGATCTAATGCGACTCACGTTGGTCTTCACTCTGTCACCAACAAGTTCTATGCCAATGCCATGACATATGGTGAGACGAGCAACACCTTCTTAACTGTCACTGCACTTTCGACCGGAAGTGGTGCTACGTTTGGTATTTCTTTCCTAACCAACACTGAAGTCGTTTCTGTTTATAACGATGTCATTGGTGGCAATAATGTCAATGGTATTCCCTACCTGAATATGGTGATCTCTGGTAGTAATTCCAACACTGGACTTCTGCCTGCCACTGGGTCTATCACCTGCAACAGTGCTACCAGCAACGTGACAGGTGTGGGAAGTCTATTTACGACCGAGCTGGCAGTTGGTGGTGGTCTTTATACCACTGGGAATGTCTTTATTGGCACGGTGAATGCTATCACTAATGCTACTGCACTTCAGCTTAGTGCAGTAGCCAAGGCGAACGTCTCGAGCTCCTTATACAAATACAACACTGGACAGCTTGGCTTTACCAAGACACCTACTGCAACATATAACAGCTTCCTGTTCGATATTCTTTCATACAGTAATTATACAATTGGTAGTATCGCTCAGCTTGGTAGCATCAACCCAGGAACGAATTACAATATTAATCCATTCGTGGCAGTTCGTAACGATGTGATTGCAGCGTATAATAGAAAGAATCTCATTCTGTCACTTGCGAATAAGACAGGTGTTTTCGCAATTGGTGACGTTGTAAGTCAGAATGTGGTGACTTCATATACGACCGTGCAGTTTAATGCTAACACTGCAGGATTCATTTCTGGCGAACCTGTCACACAGAGCAATGGCACTTCTAACTCATATGCGACGGTCTCTTCGATCAATGGTTACTACCTGACACTTACTGATGTCAAGGGCACTTTCTCAGGAAACAGCCTTGGTGGACAGGCAATCAAGGGAATCAGCTCGACCGCAACTGCCAACGTGCTGGCTGTCAGCTCACCTTCGTCTAACTCTATTGCCAAGGGTATTATTACCAGACAGATTGATTCATTCACATACGAGGTCAAGAGAACATCGTTCAACACGACTTATGTGACAGGTGTTGGTATTACGACCACTTCAGGTGGTACGGCGAATATTGTTTCTGTGACACAGAATACAGCATCAAGACCAATGGGCTTCAATGCTTCCCTTACTGCGAACGTGTCTACTGCCAAGGGAATTGCCGCTACACTGCAGGTTCTGGATTCGGGTCATGGTTACTTCCCAGGTGAGACGGTGACTCTGACAAGCTCGAACGTGAATAATCAGTTCGTGATCACTGGCACAGCGAATGTTTTCTATAATGGTGTTGGAACAGGTTACTGGGAAAACAACCAAGGCAAGCTCAGCTCAGACAAGTATATCCAGGATAACTACTACTACCAAGACTTCGCATATGAAGTACAGTCTAAGCTGTCATTAGATAAATACTCTGAAGTCTTAAAACAACTCGCCCACGTTGCTGGAACAAAGATGTTCGGTAGAGTTAATGTTGGATCCAAGTCCATCATGAACTTTGCGCCTGTTTCGGCTATCGTTGTATTGGTTGACAATGAGATAAGACAGAGAAATAATAATCTGACCACCGATCGTGCTGGCACCGTAATTCAATTAAGAGGTTAATTCTATGGCAAATACCTATATCTACCAAATGACCGACACGTGGAATTCGCTTGCGTCGGATTACGTCGGCATTGGTCTAGATGTTACTGACACGTCTTCCACTTCCAACTCAGCTCTGATGAACCTTTCGGTTGGTGGCGCGAATCAGTTTACTGTGTTTAAGTCGGGAGACGTTTTCGCAACTGGTGGTTTAGCTGCCAATGCTATCAATACGTTAAAGCTGGCTGATGGTATCATCGTCGACTACTCAGCTGCGGCTAGTATGGGTCGTATTATGGTAGGTCTGGGAGATGGCTTTACCTTCTATTCAGGTAACAGCACTGCAGTTGGTGCTAACGTTGTCATGATGACTATTAGCAACACTGGTGTGGCTCAGCTTGGTAACTCCTCTGCGAACGTGCAGCTTGGTGGTACGACCGTTCTTGGCACTCCAGCTGTGGCTGTTGGCTATGGTAACTCGAACTCGTCAGTAGACATCGTTGTCACGAATTCTAATACTGGTGGTAACACCTCGGCTGACTTTGCGGCTTATGATGGTAGCGGTCTCAGTGGTGTCAACTTCATTGACATGGGTATTAATGGCAATACTTGGTCAAATTCTTCATGGACGATCAATGGTCCATCGGATGGCTATCTCTATACAGGTAACACGAACCTCTCAATTGGTACTGCAGGTGGTGCTGTCACCAATGGCTATATTAACTTCTTCACCGCAGGCACATTAGCTGCCAACGAAAGAATGCGTATCACTCCAGGTGGTAACGTTGGTATTGGCAATACTGCACCTGATGCGACGTTCAAGGTGACAGGAACTGCAAATATCTCGGGTAACGTAGTTCTTAGCTCTAATAGCCTTCTTCTAGGAACAGGTGGCACAGCTGCGGCTCAGTCGGCTAATGGTTGGACAATGCTTCCTAATGGTATGAAGGCGAACTATGGCTGGATCGCTGCGAATAGCTCTGTTGCGAATGCTACCTTTACTAGCCCATTCACTACAGCTTGCCTTCATGTATTCCTGACTTCTGTTAGTGCCACTGCCACTGGTCCATATTTGATCCAGCCAGCGAATACGACTGTTGCTCCTATTAGAACAACTTCAGCTACTGCCGCTAACGTCGCCTACTATGCAATAGGATATTAATAGATGAGTCTGAATAACACGATCAATTTTACCCTTCGTAGGAATTTGTGGATTATCACGAATGATGCTGCGAGTGGTCGTTTCTATACCTTTGCAGCTAAGGCAAGTGCATGGCCAGATGATACACAGCCACCTAGCCTTGACAACTCTGTGGGACTCAACGACTACCAGATCAATAATGAAATTCTTTTTGGGAAATATGTCGATCCAGTAAGTGGTGTTAAGAGCCTAGCCAAAAGAGCTGACTGGACTTCAGGTACTGTCTATGCACAGTATGATGATCAGGATCCTCTTCTATTCGACAAGAACTTCTTTGTAGTTGCACCTGAAGGTGGCTCTTACCATGTATTCAAGTGTCTCTCAAATAATAACGGTGCGCCATCAACTTTCCAACCAAGATTTTCTGAGACGGCTGCTGATGACGTTTTCTATGCCACGGCGGATGGCTATCAGTGGAAATATCTCTATACCATTGACAGCACAGATTTTACGAACTTCTCCACGACAGATTATATTCCGGTCATTGCCAATACTTCGGTAACAGCGAATGCTGTTCCTGGTGCACTTGAGACCTTCATTATCACTTCTCCTGGTGGTAACTATAACTCATTCACCAATGGTTACTTCACCGATACTGCTATTGGTGGTAATACTTTGTATTATGGACTTCAGGGACCAGATACGACTATTCTTGTCACATCGTCGGCGAATGCGTTTAACGTTGGTGAGTTGATCTCTCAGTCGACCTATGGTGGTTCAGGCGTCCTTGCCACACAAACTCTGGCAGCGAATGGTTCAGCTCGAATCCTTACTCTTCGTAACGTTCAGAATTACTTCAGTCCCACAGGTGCAGCTCTTACTGGTAACGTTTCTACCAACACTGCTTCGGTTACAGACGTTTCTTCTGCTCAGATTTCATCGAATGCGAATTTCTATAGTGGCTCTTCTCTGTATATCTCGTCAGGTACTGGTGCAGGGCAGATTGCTACTATTGACCAGTATTATGTCACTGGTAATGCAAGACGTGTTCTTCTTAATACTCCATTTGGTACGACTCCTGATCTTACCTCGAAATATGTGATTACACCTCGTGTTTATATCACTGGAGATGGCACAGGAGCTTCTGCTATTGCCACTGTTGATCAGGCATCAAGAACTATTACTCAAATTCAGGTAATCAATCGCGGGTCAGGATATACCTATGCCAACGTGTTTATCTATGGTAACACAGGATCGACATCGCTTGCTTCTAATAATGCTGTAGTTCGTGCAATTATTCCTCCTCGTGGTGGTCATGGTGCTGATCTTGGTTCAGAACTGAGCGCGACGACTCTTGGCTTCTCGACTACCTTTAATAACACTGAGAGTGGTCTTATTCCTGGAGCTGGTACGAAATATCGTCGAGTTGGTATTATTGTTGATCCAAAGTGGGCAAACGTTGCACTGACCTATAGCTATAGCAGTGTTCCAACCTTCCCAGTTGCAGCCAATACACTGGTTCGTGGCTCGGTGTCTAATGCCTATGGATATGTGATTTCGACTTCAGGTGGTACGAATACCGTCACACTGTCCAATGTCTCTGGTGTTTTCTCGACCAGCGATGTTCTTACAGCGACATATTCAAACGGAGCGACTGCTGTTGCTGCTTCGGCGAATGTTGTGGTGCTTTCTTCTACAGGTCAGGGTAATGCCTTTGATCAGAGAACTCTTCTGATTTGCCCAGCGTCAACTCTTTCAGGTACTCTGTTTAGTGCAGGTGAAAAGGTTGTTCAGACTGACCTTGTTATTGATGGTGCTTTTGGTGTTGTCGAGTCAGTTTCTCTTATTAGCGGAAACTACTATATTTACATTACAGAATCAAAAAATACATGGCAGTCGTCAGACCTTCCGTCATCTTCTTATAAATACATATATGATGACGCAACAAGACAAAGAAGACTTCGTGTGGATACTGTAAATCCTCCAAAGATGGTACCATATACTGGTGACATTCTATATACAGAGAATATCCAACCGATCACTAGAAGCGGCACTCAGTCGGAAACAGTTAAACTTATACTTGGGTTCAGTTAAGGAATAAAAATGGGAATCGAAACTGATCTAAACGTATCGCCTTATTATGACGATGCAAATAATGCTATTAATGAAAATTATCATCGGATCCTTTTCCGACCATCAGTTGCAGTGCAGGCTCGTGAGCTAACTCAACTTCAGGATATCCTACAGAACCAGATTGAGCGTTTTGGCGATAATATTTTCGTTTCAGGTACGATCCTCAAAGGATGCAACTTTAACTTCGATACCCAGTATAACTACGTTAACATCCTAGACAATAGACCTATTGACACAATTCCTGTCACCGCATCAAGCTATGTCAATCTTGTTGGTTATGAATCAACTTCTAATCTCTATGCTATCTGCGTCAATTATCAGGATGGCTATGAGTCTCAGGCTCCCAACCTCAAGACTCTATACTTCAAGTATCTAAACACTGGTGTTGCTGGTCAGAGTGCGTTTTCTCCAGGAAGCCAAATTAAGTTCTATTCGACAACTGAAATTGCTGGGGCGAATGCTTCAACGCTAGTGGCAAATGGCGACGTTACTGTTGCTTCTGTTTCTAATGCTGTCGGCATCGGCTATGCTATGTCTGTTTCTTCTGGTGTAATTTTCCAGAAGGGTCACTTTATTCAGGTAGCCAACAATTCGACTGCTATTGTGTCGAAATACACCAATGCACCGAACAATGCTGTCACTGGTTTCTATATTCAAGAGAATATCGTTACTGAGCTGAGCGACACGAATCTCTACGATCCAGCTTCAGGTTCAACAAACTTCAATGCTCCTGGCGCTCATCGCCTTCAGCTTACTCCAGTTCTTACCACATATCCAGCTGATTCGGCTCCGTCGAATAACTTCCTGGCTCTGGTTGAGTGGGAAAATGGAAATATCGTTCGTTCGTTCCAACAGACTCAATACAGCGGTCTGGGTAACGAACTTGCTCGCCGTACCAAAGAAGAATCAGGCGATTACTTCATTAAGCCATTCAAACTCCATATGGAGAATGTGAACACGACTCACAACTATATCGTGTCGTCGGCTGGTCTGGCTTATATTGACGGTCACCGTGTCGAGCAACTCAGCAATATCAAGACAAATGTCCGCAAGGGTACCGACGTCAAGAACGTCAAGAATCAAATCCTCAACACCTCATACGATAACTCTATCGTTGTTAAGGAATATGTTGGTAACATTCCATCGAACGTTGGTGCTACTATTTCTCTCACTGACTCGGCTGGCGCAAAGGTAACTGCTGGTGGTGGTTCTATTACCGTTTCTGGTAACGTAATCGGTACAGCCAAGGTTCTTTCGGTTCAATTTGATTCTGGTATTGTCGGAACTCCAACTGCTCAATATCGTATCTACCTTTCAGATGTCCGTATGAATTCGGGCAACAACTTTAAAGACTCTAAGGGTGTATACTACAGCGGATCGGCTAAGGGATTTGCTGATGTTATCACAGCTCTAGACAAAACCACAAACACCCAGATTGTTGAGCTGTCTCAGCCTTCAAAGGGTCCTCTGATTTTCAAGACAGCAAAGAGCGGTCTTCAAAATCTAAACAGTGCTGGTGTTCTTCCTGACTACACCTATAGTACTGTTTCAAACGTTGCATTCAACACTACTGCTGCTGGTAATACTAACTCTATTACTCTAAGCGGTTCAACCATTTTCCCATATGGATATGGCGCTCTAAGCACGGATCAAGAAAGATCTATCGTTGTAACTCCGATCTCGTTTGTCAGCGGTGCTAATAGCGCAAACGTCACTCTGACAAAGAGCGGCACTATTCAGTACTTCTCATCCAATGCTGTTGTGAACGGCACTTCTACTGCGTTTACTTCTGAATATCAGGTTGGCGACTTTATCTGCATTGACACTATCGTAAAGCAGATTACAGCCATCGGTAATAATACCTCAATGACTCTGAGCAATACATTTGCTACAGCAAATAGCGGTGCGCACCACCATAAGTGCTACCAGCTGAATGTTCCTATTAACTTTGCTGAACGTCAATCTTCGATGACAGTTACTGACGCTGCTCAGCAAAACATGGTAATGTCTCTTATTGCAGCAAATGGTTCATATGAAGTTCTGACTACAAACGCTGTATTCTCGGTTTATCATAATGCATTGATTCCAACTGATGCTGATAAGGGTCTTCAGGCAAACACTGTTACGGTAAGAATTAACGTCGGCAATAATGCTGCGAATTCTCCTTATGGTCCATTCTGCCTTGGTATTCCTTACGCTTATAATCTTCGCAGTGTTTATAGCTCTTCTAATTCGTTCAGCTTCCAAGCAAACACTACTGCATCAAGCAACCAAATTGCAACTGATACAACAGCCCATAGCTTTGTTGTCGGTGGCGTAATCAGCGGTGCATGGTCAAATGCTTTCCCAACCACTGCTACAGTGACTGCTGTTGGCGCAAACACTGTTAACGTCGACACTGCAGCATCTAGCACTCTAGCAAACACTCAAATGCTTCTAAGCTATTATGCAACAGGAAGCACTGATGGTATTGATGTCACTTCTCAGTATACGATCGATACTAACCAGAAAGATGGTATTATTGATCTGTCATATCTAAAACTGAAGCAAACTCCATATGGTTGGGGAACTCGTGCTGGCGGTAGCGATCTTCTGACAGTTACGTTTGATGCTATGATGCCAACAAATACTGGTAAGGGTTACATTTCGGTTGACTCATACTATTCTCTGGTTTCTGCCGGAACTATTAACTGGGAAGATATCCCATCATATACTTCTCCTGCAGGCACAACTTATGAGCTAAGAGATTCTATCGACTTCCGTCCGTTTGTATCAAACACGGCTGCATATACCAGCACTCTTGCTAGCACAACGGTAAATCCTTCTAATACTTCAGCATTGCCTGCAAGCGAAAATTACATTGTTGCTCCAAATCAAACGTTCAAGTATAATCTAAACTACTATGTCGGTCGTATTGACAAACTGCTGATCAATACTTACGGTGCATATTCTGTAATCGAAGGTTCTCCTTCAGAAACACCAGCAGCGCCAGCTGATAAACTTGGCTCAATGACTCTGGCGACAATCAATGTTCCGCCTCTGCCATCTTTAGCCAATACAACCAATGTATCAAACACTGCTCAGAAATATCTTGTAACTTTTGTTGGCGCTAACCAAAATCGTGGTTATACCATGAAAGATATTGGTAAACTTGACCAGCGTCTGAATCAAGTTGAGTATTATACAGCACTTAACCTGCTAGAGCAAAAGACTAGCCAGCTGACAGTTGTTTCGTCAGTTACTGGTGCAAATCGCTTTAAGAATGGTATTTTTGTTGACGGATTTGATAATCTGGATAGCACTGACTATACCAACCCAGAATTCCGTGCAGCTATTTCTTCTAGCGAATCTGCTATTGTTCCAATGTATACGCAAGACAGAATTGCTCTGCGTTTTGCGAACTCAACGAATGGAGCTGTTCAAGGCAGATATATCACTCTGGCTAACACCACTCCAACAGTAGCATTGAGTCAGAAATTTGCGACAACAACTCATACTTGCACAGATATAACTTATAGCTATACAGGTCAAGCTGTTGCTGTTGTCAATTATGTTGACACTCCAGACACTGACACTAAGAAGCCAGCAGCAAACACAACTCTGCCAGCTAATACGACATATACTGCAAACGTAACTCCTCCAGTGCAGCCAACTCCTGATCCTGTTCCGCCGCTATATTCATACGGTCAGCTGGTGGTAGACATCTATCAGCACTCTACAGGAACTCGTCTATTCCACGGATATAGCGGAACTGGTGCTGCTCCTGGTGGCTTTGTTCAAATTCCAAACATGAGCGAATCAGCTGCTGCTTCTCTGATCAGCAGATATTTCAATCTGACCACTGCTGTTCCTACATATCCATCAATACTTGGTCTTGGTGTCCTTGGCGGCATTTTCGGGTCCGGCACCACTACTACAGCTACTACTCAGGTAAGCTATACAATTGCTGGTGCTTTTGATATGCATCAGTATGGATTCTTTATTCCAACTTACACTGGAACTCATACGTTTACAAGTTTCCACGATGATGCTTGGTGTCTGTGGGTCAATGGATCTATTCTGGCTAACCAGTCAGGCGACTTTTCTTATGCTTCTACTACTTCTAGCGGAATTTATCTCGAAAAGGGCAGAATGTATCCATTCTGGTCTACTCTGTATGCTAACGGTCGTGGAACAACAGCATGGACATTAACTTACACTGTTAACGGACTAACGTATACTCCTGATTCATCAAACTTTGCTCGTTCAAATGATGCGAATTATGTATACTCTCAGTATAATAGCTTGGCTGCTGCCGATAATGCTGCGAATACAGCAACAATCAATTATGACGTTGGTTTGTATGGATATAATATTTGGACTGGAGGAGTTTATAGCTATTCAGCAATTCCTTCTCTAAATCCAACGATTACGACAACATCCCCATACACAGCCAATGCCCCAACTACTGTTTCTACAATTAACTTGAATGGTGCTATGTATAGTGTGCCACTTAGCATTAATACTGCTGCAATATCAGCCGCTTCTCCGGTTACTGCTTCAGCGTATAATGTAGTTCCTATTGTAAAGGATATTGCCATTGCTGGTGGGGGTAAAATATTATGGTAAGTAATATTACAGATAGTCTTAACGTTAAATTAGTATAATAAGGAAATTACCTAATGGCACTCACATATGTTCCTGATTCTACTGGAGCTGCTGCAGACGGAAACCAACCAACGGTTGATATTGTAGGTCAGTATGCTGACTCTACTCAAACCAACAAATATCTATTGGATAGATATATTCCTGAAATGGTAATTCCGATTATTGTGAATGGATTGAGACCAAATACTAGAGTTAGCGTTTTCTGCGAAAAGACGAACGTAACACATTTCTGCGCTCCAGCCAATTATGACAAATCTATCTTGAGTCCAAAAGTTACTGACTTCTATGCTCAAGGTGCTGCTGGTACTGCCATATTTACTGATGCCTTTGGCTCGGTCGTACATCTGTTTTATGTTCCTGCAAAAACTTTCAGACTGACAACTCAAGATCTGACTATTGTTGATTGGACAAACGCACAAGACGATTATGACACAAAGATGAGCAATAAGACAATGGTTGCTCGCACCAAAGTTAATGCATTCAATCATGATAGCACTGACTATACTGATCCTGCTGTAATTTCAACAACACCTTCAAGAAACACATCAAACGGAACCACTACAACTGCTGGTTCAGGAACTGCAACTTTTGCTGATCCTAATAATCCACGTTTTGATCCTATGTGTCAATCGTTCTACATTGGCTCGGATCTGACGCAGGGTGCTGATGGTATGTATCTTAAGTCGGTTGATCTATATTTCTCAGCAAAGTCAAACACGCAGCCTGTCACTATTGACATTAGAACTATGGAAAATGGTATTCCTACAACAAAGGTTATCCCAAACTCTGTAGTCACGCTTCCTTCTTCTAATGTAACTACTTCAAACACTGCAGCTTCGGCAACGACTTTTGTTTTCGAAACACCAATTTATGTCCGTGCTGGATACGAATATGCTATGTCAGTTATTCCTGGTGGCGGTTCTCCTGACTATTCAGTTTGGACTGCTAAGGTGGGAACTGCTGATATTGCTAATGGCTCAACTGTTCCTATTTGGGGACAAGGAATCCTATTCACCTCAGCTACAGGAACTACTTGGACTCCAATTCAAAACGAATCTCTGAAGTTTACTGTTAATCGTGCAGATTTTGCGAATTATGCTTCTGGCGCGAATACAGTTCTGGTTAACGATGACCTTGAGTTTATTTCCTATGCTGACATGTCTACCATTCCTTTCAAGGTCGGCGAATATGTCTATCAACAGCCAAGCCCACTTCCAGGATTTGTTTCGGTAACTTCTACTAATGCTGTGGTCACATATAATACTACTGCTTCCGGTAGCTTGTTCGCTAACCTGTATAACGAATTTGCTGTAAACGATCATATTCTTGTTGTTGGCTCTCTTCCAACTTCATCAGACACTTATCGTAGATTTAACCACAACATTTTCGCTAATGCTGTCACATTGAAGGTTTCTTCAATTGAACAGACAAACAATAACATCGTTTTCTCTTATGCAAACGGTTCTCCTGCGAATACGACTACCGGAACTCCTTGGACGAACACAGCTTGTTATTTCTTTAAGCCATACAAGGGTCACGTTCAGATTCAATCAGGCAATCCCGTCGTTGTTGGAACAGGGACTCGATTTGACCAAGACGTAAACACTCTTACTGGGGATGATGATGTCCGTCGTCCAGTAATTATTCGTCACGGCAACAGCACTGTTGTTGGCCACCATGTTCTGCACCCAAACAATGTGTCAAATTCGACATATATGACTGTGCGCAATCCACCAACGCTATCAAACACCCAAGCGTTCCCAATTGGTGCTCCAACAGCTCGCGTCGTTTCTGTTGACTTTGATAGACAGATTATCACTCTTGATCGTTCTACTGCAAATGCACAAAGCAGCACTACTGCTTGGATCAATGCTTATGCAAGCCCAAGCTATTTTGCTCCTGGTCGTGTTCTTATTGGCAGTGAATCAAATGCTACTGCGATCATTAGATCAATCAATGATATTGTGATTCATTCTGCTCAGCCAAACTTTTATCAAACAACGGTTCAGGGAACTGATATTACGTATTCTATTAATGCTACTGCAAAAGCTGTAGACGGCAATGGTAACATTACATACGCAAATACAACTTTCCCTTCTCTGCCAATTTCTCAGACTACATACTTCAACACTGACGTTGTTGTTTCTTCTAAGTCAAATGAAATTATCAATAACGGTGGTGCGAAGTCTCTGAGAGTTTATGCGAATATGTCATCGACATCTTCTCTTCTCTCTCCTGCTGTTGATAGAAACCACATCAGCCTAATCGCAAAAAGAAATATCATTAGCGATTTCGCTGCTGGTGAAACTACAAACCAAGGTACTGCTTTGGCTAAGACAGTTTCAAAGATCGTTACTCTTAGCGACGGCAATGACGCTGAAGACCTTAATGTATATCTGACTGCTTATAAACCAGCAGGAACTGATATTCAGGTTTATGCTAAAATTCTTAACGCGAACGATCCTGAAACGTTTACCAATAAAGCATGGTCGCCACTCCTTCAGGTTACTGATCCTAACCTCTTCTCTGATATCACAAATCAGCAAGACTACAAGGAATTCCAGTATACGTTCCCACCAAATCCTGTAACCATTGATATGGCTGACGATCTTGTAACCACAAACAATACAACAGTCATTAAGTCAACCAACGGCAATACTGTTTGGCAGTCTGTGTTTACCAATAACCAGCTGATCGCTGTTTATTCGGATGTCTATAAAACGAACTTTGAAGTTAAGGCAATTGCTTCTGTCGATAGCAATACTCAGATTACTTTTTCGACAAACGTAACTCTGTCAAATACTTCTTCTGCGTTTATCAGTTCTCTGGTTTATCCAAATGCTGGTTATAAGAACTCAGGAAACAATAACGTTGTTAGATACTACAGCAACGATGGCGTTCCTCACGATACGTATAAGCAATATGCTATTAAAATCGTAATGCTGTCGAATACTGGATATGTTGTGCCAAAAATTAACGATATGCGTACTATTGCTCTATCGGTGTAATATGAAACTTGTTCCCACAGATAATTCTAACTTTCTGCGTGATCTTTCTACTGGCGCACTAATAAATAGAAATATGGGAGAGCTTGAAGTCCTTAAAGCGCAGAGAGCAAAACTTACAAAACAAGACAACGAAATAGAAATGCTGAAAATGCAAATTGAAGAACTAAAAAAGATTGTATCGGCTAGGAGCGATAGTTAATGTCAAAGTCAACATATGTTAGCGCAAATATCACTCCAACGTACGATACGTTCGCTGGGTGGCTAACAAAAACGAACCAGATTATTTTCGATATGGGCACTTATGTCCTTACCACTAGTAACACGGTTGATGCTGACGTAACTACAGGTAATGCCTTTGTTAATGGCCAGTTTGGTTCAAACACTGTCTTTGTTGGATCTGCCCTTCGTGGTGGTAATAATACAACCTCAGCTAACCTTTCTATTACTTCTGGTCTTATCCTTACTGGCGCTACTCTTAATGTTTCTTCAAATGCTCTATTCACTGGCAACACCTTTGGTATCACTAGCTCTGCTCTGACGGTTTCGGCTAACGCTGGTTTTTCTGGTGCTCAGACTTATTTCAGCTCAAACACTAACTTCCTTGCAGCTAACGTAACTCTTGGCGGCGGTTCGTTTACCATCACTTCAAATATTGTTTCTTCTGCAGCAAACAATAACTTCGCTGGTTATTTCTATATCGCGAACAACTTCGCTGCTACAGGAAATATCAATGGCGCTTATGTTATTGGTGGCACAGTTATTGCCAATACGGCAGCAAATATTGGTAATACTACAGCGAATGTTGTAGTCACTTCTTCTTCTGTCACGGTTCAGAATGCGACAGCTACTTCTACTGTTGGTCTTTCAGGCGTAACGTTTACTAACCCTAGCGCCCAAGTATTGTTTGGGAATACAACAGCAAACTCTGTTGCTAATGCTACTGTATTTTCTGTTGCTAATGCTACAGCATATACTAACGTAGGATTGGCTTCTATCACAACTTCTGCTGGCACTCTAAATGTCGGCAATACGGCAGCAAACTCTGTCGTTAACTCAACGATTGTTACAGTCGCTAACTCAACAGCTTATACCAATGTCAGCTTGTCTGCGATTGCTTCTACTAACGCAGCATTGAATCTTGGTAATACAGCTGCTAATCTTGTTGCAACCCAAACATCGGTATATCTGTCAGTAAACTCAACTGCCAACTCTCTGGTCAATTCAACCAGCGTTTCGGTTGCAAACTCTACGGCATATACTAACGTTGGTCTGGCTGCTATTACGACGACTTCTGGTCAGCTGTTCTTAGGCAATAGCTCAACAAACACTGTTGCAAACACTACAACTTTAGTAATACAATCTGCCCCAGCAATTGGCCAATTCCAAGCTAACTCAACCGCATACAGTGTCGGTAACTCAACAGTTAACGTTTCGACTAACTCGACTCACTTCTTTGCTGGTAACTCAACTTCATATGGATTTGGTAACTCGACTGTTGAAGCTGTTGTGACTGCCAATACCACAGCAAATATCAGCGTCTATACTATCAACTCAACTTCGGCGAATGTTGGTAACACGACAGTTTATGGTTTTGGTAACTCGACTGTTGAATTGCTTTATACGACAACTTCTCAGACTGCTGTTACTGCTACAAATATCGGTATCGGCAATACGACAGCTAATGCTTCGTTTAGTGCGACTGGTTCTCAATACAGCAATACTACAGCATACACTGCGGTCAATCTTTCAACTGGATTTACTACAACTGCTGGTACATTGAATGTTGGTAATACTGCTGCTAATATTGTTGCTAACACGACAGTTCTAACTGTAGCAGCCAATACGACAGATAAGCTGTTTGTCAATAGCACTACTTTCTTTACTGGTAATGCTACTGTATTCAATACCGTTAACTCAACAGCGTTTTCTGGCACAGCAAATAACTCAACGAACTTCGGCGGAATTTCTCTTGCAACTATTCAAGGGCAAATTACTGGCAATGCTGCAACTGCTTATACCAATGCTGTTGCCAACGCTGTTGCGATTGGTTCGGCAGCTTATGCTAATGCTGTTGCTAATACCACTTACCAGTCAGGCGTCGCCTATACAAACGCTATCGCTATTGCTAATTCTTCTGTGGCTAACGGCTACTGGGTTGCTGCAAATGCGCTTTATGCCAACAATGCTGGTGGTGTAGGTGGTATTGTTGTAAACGCGACATCTCCTTCAGACGGTTATATTCTTGCGTATGATGTTACAACTACTAAAATCATTTTCAAGAACCCATCCAATATCTCAACAGCTCTAAACTCTAATACGATTGTTGCTAATTCCCAGCTACAGGCTGGCTCAAATGGCGTTGGTTATGTTCTGAATGCTTATTCTAACTCGACCAGCTCTAACTTGGTCATGCGAGCAAACAATATTACTCTGACTGTTGATTCAGGTTCAGTTTCTATCAATAGCTCTGCCAATATCAACGGCAATATGACTATTGGTGTGATCAATGCTACTTCGGTTGGATTGCTGGCAAATAGCACTGTCCTGACAATTGGTAATAATAGCGTTAATACTACTATCAATGCAACTTCATTCTCAGGTACGGCTGCAAACGCTACTGCTCTAGGCAGCGTAACTCTTGCAACTCTACAAAGCCAGATTACTAGCAACGCAGCTACTGCATATTCTAATGCTGTCGCCAATGCCGCAGCTCTATATCAAACGACTGCTGGTCTAGCAGCCAACGTTCTAGTTCTGACTGCCAATGCTGCCAATTATCTTGGCAACTCTTCAGGAACAATTGCTAACGTTGCTTCATGGATTACAGGCAACGCTACTTCTGCTGCTGCGACTGCATACTCAAACGCAGTAGCAAATGCCGCAGCTCTGTATCAGACGACTGCTGGTCTATCGGCTAACGTAGCAACTCTGACTGCATTGAATTCCACTCAGCTTGGTGGAGCTGCTGCTTCGGTTTATGTCAATACATCAGCCGCATTTACTCTTGGTGGTGTCCAAACCTTCAACTCAAACGTTGTTCTTGCTGGTAATGCCACTTCGCAGCTGGTAATTTCGACTATTAATGCTACCTCAAATGGTATTACGGCTAATGGCTCAACGATTACTGTCGGTAATAGTTCGGTAAGCGTAACCATCAATCCTACTACATTTAGTGGAACAGCTGCCAACGCAACTCTGTTTGCTGGTCAAACTCTTGGAACAATTCAAAGCCAAATCACTGGTAACGCTGCAACTGCTTATTCAAATGCAGTTGCAAATGCTGCTGCTCTTTATCAGACAACAGCAGGTCTGGCGGCAAACGTTCTGGTTCTTCCTGCAAACTCTGCCACTTATCTTGGCAACTCGTCAGGCACAATCGCTAACGTCGCTTCATGGATTAGTGGTAACGCTGCTACTGCGTTCTCGAATGCCATCGCTAATGCTGCGTCCAATGCTGCATCGCTTTATCTGCCTCTGGCTGGTGGTACCATTTCCGGTGCACTCACTGTTACTGGTAACCTGACAATTGCTGGTGCGACCACTTTTGTCAACACCTCGGTTATCACTACAACAGATAAGACAATTTATCTGACGCATGGTTCAAGTGGCGCTGCTGCTTCGGATGGATCAGGTCTGGTCGTTAACAGCGCAGCGACTTGGTTGTTTAATAATGCCAATACTTCTTGGCAGTCAAATGTCAGCATTACTCCTACCTCAAATCTTGCATTGAATCTTGGTAGTGGCACTTCTTACTGGCAGAACGTTTATGCAAATACCGTTAACCTGACTGGTGGCGCAACTCTGAACGCTACTTCTTATAGCGGCACGGCTGCAAATGCTACTGCTCTAGGTAGCACTACTCTTGCTACGATACAGAGTCAGATTACAGGCAATGCCGCTACTGCATATTCTAATGCTATTGCTGTGGCAGCAACTTATGTTACAACTAATGCTGCTGCTGCTTATGCTAACGCTGTGGCTAATGCCGCTGCGCTTTATCAAACAACTGCTGGGTTGTCAGCTAACGTTCTGACATTGACTGCTGGATTCCTGGGTAACTCTTCAGGAACTATTGCTAACGTAGCTTCATGGGTCACTGGTAATGCTGCAACAGCTTATTCTAACGCTGTTGCGAATACAACTTATCAAGCTGGTGTAGCATATACAAATGCTACTGCCTTTGCTGCTAATGCTAGCAACCTAGGAAACGGAACAGTTCCTACTGCAAGACTTGGTTCGGGCACAGCTAACTCAACCACTGTTCTATATGGTAACAATGTTTGGGCTGCTATTGTTGGTGGTGCGACTCTTACCGCAAATAATACAGACACTCAGACGTTCTATCTGCCAATGGCAAATACGACATCTGGCGCATGGGCGAACGCTGTAGTTTCTACGACGAAACTTTCGTTTGTTCCATCTACTGGCGTTTTAACAGCAACTTCGTTCACTGGCGCTGGTACTGGTCTAACAGGAACTGCTGCATCTCTGACCGCTGGTTCTGCTTCGGCGTTAGGAACATCGACTGGCTATCAGGTTGGTTCCCTCGGCGTCGGGACTGCATCTTCTGGTACTGCTGGTGAAATTCGTGCAACAAACAATATTACTGCATATTACTCAGATAAACGTCTAAAAGAAAATATCATACCAATTTCTGATGCTCTAAGTAAAGTTATGCAAATTTCTGGTGTCACGTTTAATTCTAATGAAACTGCTGCTAAATTTGGATATACAGATAAGAAATCGCAAGTTGGTGTTGTTGCTCAAGAAATTGAAGCCGTTCTTCCGCAAATTGTTGTTCCTGCTCCATTCGATATTGGTCAGGATGATGATGGAAATGAGTATTCAATCAGTGGCGAAAACTACAAGACTGTTCATTACGATAAGCTAGTTCCTCTTTTGATTGAAGCTATTAAGCAGCTCAAGTCTGAATTGGATGAAGTTAAGGGTAGAAAATAATGTCACTACCAGCAAATAGTACTGCGATAACAATTCAAAATATTAATTTTGAGTTAGGAGCATCCAACACTCAACCAAGATCCCTTAATGATCAGAGTGTGCGATTGATCACCGCAGGAACAGGTAAAACCATTAATACAACTTCTGCTGGTAATATTTCTTTTAATGATCTTTCAACAGGGTATATTCCTGAATATAATTTGACAGCACTCTCAAATGGTAGTATTGCCGCAGCTGCGGTAGATAGTAATGGCTCTATAGGACTTCTTACAGTGCCCACTGGAACCAACACTCCAGTATTATCCAGGCATTATCCTTCTGGACAAAGAGCATTTAATGGATATCAATTAGCCTTTGGTGGATCAAATGGCGTAAGTAATGCGACCGCAGTAAGTTATTATCCTGGAACAATTAGATTTGATTCATATAATAATATGTATTATTTGTATTCTTTAACATATACTGCAAAATATACATATTCATATTTCCAAGTTCTTAAAATAGATAGCTCTGGGACTTTTGCTTGGTCTAGTAATGTGCTCTCCACAATAGCAGTCTTGGTATTGTTCACCGGTCCACCAGTAGTTACAACTATGGGTGTTGATACTGCAGGAAAAGTATACTTTTATTCATCTGGCAAAAATGGTAGCAATAATGTCGTTAATATACTTGACGGAACCACAGGAGCTCTTTCTTCCAATATATCTCACAATTTTTCGGGGTTGGGGATAACTCAAGTTGGTCTTGCAAATTATGTCAACAGTCCTGACTCAGCTTATGTTTATGCTGTAGGGACTATGGCAAATTCTACTAATACTTATCCGCTTATTGCTAGTATTAACACCACAAGCGGAAATGCTATATGGGGATCCGTGCTAGCGAACGCTAGTTTTATAGTTACGACAAATCCTTCTTCCGTGTATTCTAATGGATCTATTGTTGTTCCTGCCGGCGCTGGTGCAAATGTCGCATTATTTAAATTATCTACAAGTGGAGCTCTTGATACCACAAACTGGCCAAAAACTATTACATACAGTAACACTACATCAGGAATACTAGGAACAGCATTTTCAGCTATAGATAATTCAGATAATTTTTATTTTGGGTTTCAGTCGGGTAATACGTCAGGTATTAACAGAGTGCACACTGTTGTTGTTTCTTTAGACAGTACAGGAGCAAAAAGGTGGGAACGATCGTTTTATGCAGCAAACACAACAACCAGTGGTGGATTCAATAGCATGACTGTTTCTGGTAATAAAATATTAATATCGATGAGTGCAGGGAACACTGCAGGTAGCGTTCCGACTATTCTTGTTGTTTCTAATTCTGCTGGACCCAAAACTGGAACATTTACGAGTAGTAATGGTTATGCATCATATATTATATCCACTACTACAGAAGTAACAATAACAAATAGCGTTTCTGGAGTAACCGCCTCACAGAGTTTGACTCCCTTGGCGTCAACAGGTGTAAATGCCACTTATTATAATTATATAACCACTTCGGCGAATAATTACGCTAACCACACCATATCTAATATGTAAAGGATAAATTATGGAAAATTTAGAAACAGTTGATTTGGGAACGAATCCTACATTAGAATCTCATCCCGACCCAATCGTTGTGGTTCTGAATAATGCGGAAAATACCTCGGCGGCTGGTGCAGAAGTAGAAGTATATAATAACCCAAGAGAATTATAATGAAAATCAAATCGCTTTTTTATAAACCATTTTTGTATTCTAGATGCACAGTAGCTGATGGTGAGACTGTCACATTCAACGAAAACGAAATAAAAGACAGTATGGGCGTAGCTCATGTAAAGGGCGAATTGACATGTATTGACTGCGATGTTCCTGAGTATATCGGCACAATTCATTCCGTTGCAATTAATGGTAATGAGATTTTACAAACTACTAAAATGAAGGGTCAGACTTGGGTTGCAAACGGCGAAACCGAATGGGTCTGTTTTCAAACAACTCCAGATATTAGAGCAACAAGAAATCTTGTAACACAAACTGTTTCTGGAGAATACACACTACCATCAGGCACAGGATTTCTTGTATTATCTGGATCAGTTACGGCTGATGGAATGACCGCAAACCAAGATGATTATTTCAGAGCAAGAAACGCAGATCTTCTTGTATCTGGCAATGGAGTTATTATCCTTGTTACTTAAAAATTTTGACAAAAGATACATTCTAACGTCTTTTCAGCTTTTTGGCACTCCTATTGCTATTTGGGCAGCTCTTACGTACGGAACTGCCCAGTTATTGGCTTTTTCTTTATTGATGTTCTTTCTATACAAATGCGTCGGCGTTGTTGTCACGTATCATAGAATATTGTGTCACAGAGCTGGAAAAATGAACCCTGTGATTCAATTTATTTGCACGGCTTTTGGATTTTACGGTAGCTTTCTTTCGCCAATGACTTGGTCGGGCGTACACATCAATCACCACAAATATGTCGACACAGATAAAGATCCTCATAGTCCAACACATATTGGGTGGAAAGGTTGGTTTAGTGTTTTTTGGGTAGACAGCGTTGATCTTAAAGTTATGGCAAGAATCAAAAGAGACAAAATCAGCAACTTCTTTCATGAATATTATTATTCATTGTTGTTGATTCCTGTGGTCGGCTTAATTTTATTCCCTATCCCGTTTCTGTTTGGCTGGCTTATTCCTGCGAATCTAAGTCTTTGGTCACATCATTTAAGCGTCTATAATCACGACGAAACTGGCGCTAAAGAAATGGGTAAACTATTTGGGTTCTTGACAATGGGCGAGCACCACCACAAGTGGCATCATGATCATCCTAACGATACTTCGGGCGAAGGATGGATCCACTATATCACCAAAGCACTAACATATGCAGATTCAAGATAATTTTCTAACCGATCAGGAGCTAAAAGACTTTCAAGAGCTAATCAAAACCAACCAATATATGGTTAGCCCATATGAAGAATTTGATATTGTTTCTAGAAAGATTATGAACTTCGCAAAACAATTCTATGATTTCTCAGAAATGCATAGCTGCGAAATGTGGGTTAACTATAATCAAGTATCTCAGATATTACATACAGATCATGATATGAAACATTTTGTTTTGACGAGAGAAGAGAAATATCCAATCTGCACAATTGTATTTTATCCCGAAACAACATGCACTGCTGATGGATGGCTAGAGGTTCAAGGGCAAATTGTGCGACCAGTTACGAACAGGATCGTTTGTTTTGGACCAGCAATTCCTCATATTGTTAGACCTTTTACCGGAACTCGTATTTCTGTTGTGTATAATCCTTGGGAGTACGACATTAGATAAATATTGTTTTATTGATAGGAACATCAAGTGCACACTTTTAGAGAATTCGTAGAGCAACTGAACCAGAACACCGTAAAAGGTGTGCTGGATTTATTTGTGCCATTCGTGAAAAAAGAACTTGGTGTTCACGATCTGCCTCCGATCAAAATGGTTTCTGGCAAAGAATCACAAGAGATGAAATCATTCGGTTGTTGGGATGGCGAAACGATTACTTTGAATCCTGACGGTCGTCATCCTATGGATGTCATGAGAACATTGGCCCATGAAATTATTCATGCTACTCATGGACACACTAACGGCGAAGATGGCAGCGATGATGAAAATGAAGCCAACGCTAAGGCTGGCGTGATTATGCGTAGATTTGCCAAGGCTCATCCAGACCTGTTTTAATAAATAGAATAAATTACTGGAGGATGACATGGCAGTCAGAGCAAACATCGTTTTAGACCAAAGAACTACATTCACCACAGCCATCGATCTAAATGATGCTAACGGCAATCCAATCGACCTCTCTTCATATAGTATTCTGGCACAGGTAAGAAAGTCACCAACATCAACAAATGCAGTTAGCTTTACCGCAACAGGAAATTCCTCTGGAATCATTCTTCTTTCGATGAATGCTGCCACAACTTCGACTCTTTCTGCAGGTAGATACGTATATGATGTTCTAGTAACCGATGTTCTTGGTCAAGCTACTCGAGTCGTAGAAGGTCAAGTCACAGTAAGCCCAGCGGTGTCTAGATGACTATAACAAACTCTGGCGTATTGTTCAATAATGCAAATGGCTCGATCATAGTCACTTTACCCAACAACAGCGTCATAACTGCAAATACTTCAGCTCTGACTAATACTACTCCAAAGGTATTGGCTAATCTTGTTGTTCTTGCAGGAAAGTCTAAGTTCTCACAGCTTGAAGACGTAAACACAGCAGGAGAAACCACAGGCGATACTGTGGTGTATAACCAGACAACCAATACCTACAACGTCCAGACCTTTTCTTTGGATTCTGGAGAATTTTAAAACTAAATATAAAGTTGATATTGGTGGCTATATAGCTGCGTGAATCCTGAATAGATATTCGACACGGAGAGCCATATGGCTGGTAATACTCACCAATATCAGATGAAGCGCACCTCCGTAGCAGGTCGACTTGCTAATACAACAGACCCAGCAAATACTTCATACATCCCTGCTGGTGGCCTCGCAGTAAACTTTGCAGACAGATTAGTATATACGTCAGACGGATCAAATCTATTTGTCATTGGTGGCGGAGATGCTAATAATGCAAATTATCTCGGCGGAGCTTCTCTAGCCAATATTCAAAGTCAGATCGCAGGCAATTCAGCCACCGCATATTCTAATGCTGTAGCTAATGCTGCCTATCAAGCAGGTGTTGCTTACTCTAATGCTATAGCCGTCGCAGCCGCTGACGCTACGTCCAAAGCTGCTACTGCTTATGCCAATGCAGTG